GGTATGCTCAGATGGCGCATCAGCATGTCGTGGACATCGAGATGATCCACGACATGCTGATGCGCCATCTGAGCATACCCGAGGGATAACCCGCCCTCCGGTTGTGAACCCCCGATCTACAACCCCCATCGCTAGAGCCTCACGCCCGCGCGGGCAAGCATGGCGGCATGAACAATGTCGCCGAACTCCTCCGCCTGATTCACAACTTGATCCGCACCGGCACCATCGCCGAGGTCGATCACGCCGCCGCGCGCGTGCGCGTCAAATCCGGCGCCCTACTCACCGACTGGCTGCCTTGGATCGAAAGCCGCGCCGGCACCTCGCGCTCCTGGAACCCGCCCACGGTCGGCGAGCAGGTCATGCTGTTCTCGCCCGGTGGCGATCCGGCCGCAGGCCTTGTGCTCACCGGATTGTTTTCCAATGCGCATCCTACGCCGGCGAATAGCGCCGATCTGTGGCGGTGGATCATGCCCGACAGCGCCGTACTCGAGTACGACCACGCTGCCAGCCACCTGCAAGCCACTCTGCCCGGTAGCGCCACGCTCGCTGCCCAGGGCGCCGTCAGCGTAACCACCCCGGACAAGCTCACGGCGACAGCCGAAGGCGGCGCCACGATCAACGCCAACACCGTCATCAATGGCAACGTCACGATCAATGGAAACCTGAGCCAGCCCGCCGGCAAGACGGCGACGATGGCCGGCGACGTCGCATTCCAGGGCGCCGTGACCAGCAACGGAAAGGACATCAGCAGCGAGCACGCGCACGACAAGGTCGAGCCAGGCAGCGGCATATCGGGAGGTGTCGTCTGATGGCGGGGATGAACGCCCGCACCGGCCGCGCGATCGATGGCCTCGAGCACATCCGCCAATCCGTGCGCGACATTCTTACCACCCCTATCGGCTCGCGGGTGATGCGCCGCGAGTACGGCTCGCTGCTGCCGCTGCTGATCGACCAGCCCCTGCACGACGCCACGCTGATGCGCGTGTATAGCGCCGCGATCATGGCCCTGCTGCGCTGGGAGCCGAGAATCCGCGTCCAGACCATCCGCAAGAGCGTCAGCACCACCCAACACGGTGCCGCCACCCTCGAGCTCGACGCCATCACCACCGAGGGTGAGTCCGTCACGCTGACGATCCCGGTCGCGGGAGGCACCGCATGAGCAGCCCCATCGACCTCTCCCGCCTGCCGGCCCCCGACGTCGTCGAGCCTCTCGACTACGAGTCGATCCTCGCCGAGCGCAAGGCGGCGCTCATCGCGCTCTACCCGGAGGCTGAGCAGGCCGACATCGCCGCGCTGCTCGAGCTCGAATCCGAGCCGCTGACCAAGCTGTGCGAAGAAAACGCCTACCGCGAGCTGCACTGGCGGCAGCGGGTCAACGAAGCGGCCAAGGCCGTCATGCTCGCCTATTCGAGCAAGACCGACCTCGACCAGCTCGCCGCCAACTCCAACATCGAGCGTCTGGTGACCGACCCCGGCGACCCCGACGCCGTGCCGCCGGTACCGCCGACCTATGAGAGCGATGATGATCTCCGCCTGCGCGCCCAGCGCGCCTGGGAGGGGCTGAGCGTCGCCGGGCCCACCAAGGCCTACGAATTTCACGCATTGAGCGCCGACGGCCGCGTCGCCGATGCCACAGCCATCAGTCCCTCGCCCTGCGTCGCCGTGGTCACGGTGCTCTCGCGCCTCGGCGACGGTACCGCAACGCAGGATCTGATCGATGTCGTCACCGCCGCGCTCTCCGCCGAGGACGTGCGCCCGGTCGGCGATCGGCTCACCGTGCAGTCTGCCGCCATCGTCGCCTACAGCGTTGACGCCACGCTCTATCTCTATCCCGGCCCCGAGCAAGAGCCGATCCTCGCCGCCGCGCAGGCAGCGCTCGACGCCTACGTATCGACCCAAAGACGCATCGGCCGCGATATCCGCCTCAGCGCCGTTTACGCCGCGCTCCATGTCGAGGGCGTCCAACGCGTCGAACTCGCCGCCCCGGCGGCGGATGTCGTGCTCGATGAGACCCAGGCCGCCCACTGCACAGGCACCACCGTGACGATCGGGGGCAGCGATGAGTAACCACAGCGCCCTGTTGCCGCCCAATGCAACGCCGCTGGAGCGTGCCGCGGCCGAGGCCCTGGCCGAGATCCAGCGTGTGCCGGTGCCGCTGCGCACGCTCTGGAACCCGAACACCTGTCCCGCGCACCTGCTGCCCTATCTCGCCTGGGCTTTCAGTGTCGACCGCTGGGATCCCACCTGGTCGGAAGCCACCAAGCGCGGCGTGATCAAAGCGTCGTTCTACGTCCACCAGCACAAGGGCACGATTTCGGCGCTCAGGCGCGTCGTTGAGCCGCTGGGGTACCTGCTCGAGGTCGATGAATGGTGGCAGCAAGAGCCCCTCGGCGAACCCGGCACGTTCGCTTTGCGCATCGGTGTGCTCGACACCGGCATCACCGATGCCATGTACACCGAACTCACGCGCCTGGTCGACGATGCAAAACCGCTGACGCGCCACATCACCGGTCTGGACCTGCTCGGCAAGACGCGCGGGCCGCTGTACCTCGGCTGCACGCTCTACGATGGCGAGACCACCACCGTCTACCCCTACGCCGCGCCGGACACCGAGAGCGCTGGACTGCTCTACATCGGCGCCGCACTCGACGTCATCGACACCACCACCGTCTATCCCCAGCAGTAGGAGCCCACGATGGCCCAGTACTACACGCTGCCCACCGCCATCGGCGAAGCGAAAATCGCCAACGCTATCGCCCTGGGCACGACTATCACCATCACCGAGCTCGCGATCGGCGACGGCGGCGGCACCACGCCGGTACCCGATAGCGATCGCACCGCGCTCGTCAATCAGGTGCGCCGCGCACCGATCAATACTTCAGTCGTGGATCCGGACAACCCCAACTGGATCGTGGTCGAGCAAGTGCTGCCGCCGGACATCGGCGGCTGGACGATCCGCGAGGTTGGCCTTTATGACGCCGACGGCGACCTGATCGCCTACGGTAACTACCCCGAGACCTACAAGCCGCAGCTCAGCGAGGGCTCCGGCCGCACGCAGACGATCCGCTTCGTGATGCAAGTCAGCGATACCGCCGCGGTCACGCTTAAAGTGGATCCCTCCGTCGTTCTCGCGACGCGGAAATATGTCGACGACGAGATCGCCGAGCACGCCGCGAGCCGCAACCACCCGCTGGCGACGACGACTGAAAAGGGGATGACCCAGTACGCCACGCTCCAAGAGCACCTCGATGGCCTACGCGCTGATCGAGCGGCCAAGCCGTCTGGGGTGAAGAGCGCGATCGATGCACGGATTGCCGACCAGCCCACCGTCGATGCCGGAGAGAGCGACTCTAAGTTCGTCACGCCGAAAAAGCTCAAGGCGTGGGCAGCTAAATGGGTGCGACAGGCGACAGAAACTGTCGCCGGAATGCTGAAAATCGCGACACAGGCACAGGTCGATGCCGGAAACGATGACACTTCGGCGGTAACCCCAAAAAAACTGCGCTTTGGCTTCTCCGTGAGCTTGGGTGTAAATGGCTATGTAGCACTTCCCACCTGGCTGGGCGGGGTCATATTCCAGTGGGGAAGAGCAATGATTATCGGTCCTGATAGCTCGGGCGAGCCCGGTAGCCCGACCACTTCAGTCGATCACATCCACGGCAGCACTGGGTACAGTATTGCTTGGCCCATTCCCTACCCATCTATGGTATTTAGTGCTGTAGCTACATCTCAAGGAGCCAGCGCGGAGGGAGTGGAGCTGGTGTGTGCAATCGGCGCGCTCGATCGGCTGCAGTTCAGCGGAAACGCATATCGAATAGCTGGCACTAATAAAACAGGCGAAGAAGCATATATTTCATTTATGTCTGTTGGTTATTAAGGAACTGAAGCATGCACTACAGCGCATCGACCAACTCGTTCTTGGATCCCGCTCTGAGAGAGCGATACACGCCGGCAGATTGGCCGAGCGATGCCAAGCCTGTCAGCGATGAGATATGGAGGACTTTCGGCCAGCTACCCCCACCGCCCGGTAAGAAGCGTGTCCCGAATGAGAGTGGTGATCCATCCTGGGCCGATCTGCCGGAACCGGAAGCACCGAATCGTAAGTCACTCATAACTGCTATCGATTTCGCAGCCGGCGCCGCACGCCTGCGCTACGTCAGCGCCGGTCAATTAATCGAAGAAGAGTACCGCCAGGCGTTGCACGCCGTCCGAGCGTGGCGCGCCGCCGGCAGCCCGGCCGATGACGTGCCGGCGGAGATCCAATCTGGTGCCGAGTACAGCGGCATCACGCACGAGGCCGCCGCCGTCGAGATCGAGCAGACAGCGGCAGATTGGGAAGGGGTGCTGGCCCTGATCCGTGACCTGCGCCTCAACGGCAAAGCGGCGGTCAAAGCGGCGGCCGATGACACGATCGAGAGCGTCGCAGCCGGATATATCGAGCAGCTCGACGCGATGAAGCCAGCCTTGGAAGGGTGATTGTCCCGAATAGGGTTACAGTCGCCTTTGCGCGCCCCTTATAGGTGGTTGAGGCAGCCGCCGGCTGCTAATCACGGAGGGGCTTCCTGTGCTCGACCTGCTGATTTAGCCAACCACCCAGCCCGCCACCCGGCGGGCTTTCAATTGTTACCACCTAGCCTAGCCAAGCCCTTACCTCTCCTAATCATGGTGCGCCTACAATCCCCTACATCCATTCGAGGTTCCGTAGATGGAGCTCTCCGCAATTGGCTGGCTAAGCCTGTGGTGGGTGTCGCGGCAGTACATGCGCGCAAGCATAATGAGGGTGTGCAGCTGCAGGGCTCGGTACGATCCATTTTCTCTATCTCGAACCGATGACCATGGGCATGGTAGTGACCCTCGGCAAGCTTGAATTGCTGAAACCCTAAATAGAAGAAGCCCGGTCGTGGGGACCAGGGCTTCGAATGCATCAGGCGTTGGCGCGCCTTCAACACAAGGAAATTACATGCCACATCGTAAACCAGGAAGGGCCACCATCCAATGGCTCATGTTCAAAGCCGACCTACCCGCCTCTCCTTTTGTCCGCTTCTGCCTTGGCCTGCTGATAGTGTCTCTGGGTACTGTCTCTTA